TTCACGCTTGGAATCTGGCGCCCGAAGTTGGACTCGAACCAACGACCCCCTGATTAACAGGAGGGTGCACTCTGGCGCCGAATCAGTGATTTGCCTCCAATATTTTTCAGGAGTTGGGCCGCTGGAGCCCGCATGGATACTGGGCTCTAGTTGGAATTTTCAGGAGCCCTATCTGCCGAAAGGCGGGGGATTTGCGGGGGGGGTGATTCGGGGGCTAGGATGGGGTTGACAAATCGCAAAATTCGCATAATGATCGCGGTTGACAACTCCGTCATTTCGCACAATGAGGTCCTGGTCGTGCCTAGCCCCTCTGACTTCCGCCCTCAGTTGACCGATGCCCGCCTTCGGGTAATTGCTGAGGCTTTGCTGGACGTGATTTACGACACCCATTTGGTGTTGGACTCGGTGCTCGATGACGGATATACCCGCGGAACTACGACGTTTGGGCGCCAGCGAAACGCCGTCATTGCGCTTTGCCAAAGCGGTAAGTACCCCTGGCTGAAGCTGACGCATGCGGCCATGGATGTAACCTTCGAGATTGAAGGCATTCCCTGCCGGTTTTTTGCGGACGATCCGGCAAGTCCGAAGAAAAGGGGTTTCTGGCGGCGCAATCAGTGCGATCGCTATCTTTTTGAGCCCGAGATTGGTCAGCCTCAAGTTTTTCGTTTCATTGCCTCGATTCCCAAAGCCTCAGTCCGAGCCGTGGCGTGATGCGCATCGCTGAGCCATTCAATGTTCCACGAATGAAAGGTTCCACAGGGAAGGACAAGCAGCAGTAGGCCGCTCCCTGTCACGTCACTGTCCTTGCGTAAGGCGCGGGCGCACGCGAGCATTATCTATACTGCGCGGTACAGGTTGTTAGTTGAATTGCTAATGGCGTGGCGCCGAGTGAAAAGTCCCGCCAGCGCGCGCATTGAGGGGTAGGCGTTACCGCTGAGTGAAGTGAACACGGACTCAATCACACCCCCTTGACAACGCCATAACGACGGGAGCAGCCTGCTGCCTAGAGTGGATTGCTGACCCCGCATGCAGGGGTCCAGCCCTAGAGACACCCCAAGCCCTGCCATCTGGCGGGGCTTTTCGTTCTACGGCCCACCACCAGGAACTGCCGGCCGAAAGGCTTGCAGGCGCTGCACGCGCTTCCCGATCGCCGTGATGGCGACCTGCGCTGAAACCCGAGCGTGCTTGACCCTCCCCGTTTCCCAAAACGCATCAGACAAGAGTCTTTCTGGCTCGCCGGGCTTCTAGCCCCGGCCGGCTGCGCCTGCCCAAGGCGACATGCGCGCTCAGTTTCCCGTGCCCTGGTGGGGCGCCTCCCAATCCTTCCCCCGAGGATGCTCATGGACTACATCCAGGTCTCGCTCGGCGAGTTCGGCTGGCGCCACGGCTACTCATGGCGCCATTGCAGCTTCACCCGCCCCAAGTTCGACGACGTGCGCGAAGGCGTCTGGTACCCAGTCTGGCACCTGTGGCTCGGCCCGCTGATCGTGCGGCGCCTGCGGATGCAGCCCTTCGCCTCGTAAATCCACCCCATCGGCGTAACCCCCGGCGCCTTCGACCGAAACCACGGCCGCAGGCCACCGGAGACCCGCCTTGAACAACACCACCATCACCACCCTCAAAGAGGGGTCGCCAGTCATTGTCCTGCTGTCCTGGCTGATCGGGCTTCCCTGGCCACAGATCGCGGCGATGCTGGCAGCGTTCTGGACGCTCTGGCTGATGTACGACAAGGCGGTGACGAAATACCGAGCGTGGAGAGCCAAACGTAATGCCGGCCCCTAGCTCCAAGACGATCACTGGCGTCAGCGCGGTCGTCCTCGCCCTCGCTGGCGCGCTGGTCACGAAGTACGAAGGCACCCGCAACGCCGCGTACTGGGATCCCTACGGCAAGGTCTGGACGATCTGCGAGGGCCACACCGGCCCGGATGTCCACAAGGGCACCGTCTACACCGACGCCCAGTGCAAGGCGATCCGCGACCGCGACTTGGCGATCGCAAATGCCTCGCTCAAGCGGTGCCTCACGATGCCGATGCTGGTCCAGATCGAGGTGGCCCTGACCGATGGCGTCTACAACGTCGGACCGCGGCTGGTCTGCGGTTCGACCCTGCAACGCAAGGCCATGGCGAACGACTGGCCCGGCGCGTGCGCCGAGATACACCGCTGGGACAAGGCCGGCGGGCGCGTGCTGCCGGGGTTGACCCGTCGCCGCACCGACGAAGCAGGCTTGTGCGAGGGCCGCGCGCTGTGGCCCAAGGCATACCAGTGACCACCAGCCTTGGCTGGCGGCGCCTGGTCGGCTGGATCGCCCTGATCGGCGCAATCCTGGTCCTGTCCGATGCGCTGACCGGCGCGCAATGGCTGCAACTGGTCGCTTCGCTGCTCCACCCCTGAAACCGGAACCCCCGACCGGCCACGTCCATCGTGCCCATCGAGGGCTTCGTCATGCGCGTTGCAGTCCTGTCCCTGTTCGCTTTCCTCGTGCTCGGCTTGGCCGTGGCGCAGCCCAACCGCACGCTGTACCCGGCCGCGTCGATGCCGCCGATGTCGGTGGCCTACGAGCTTGCGAAGGAGCCGGACTACGCAGCCGCCAAGCTCACCACGATGCGGCTGCAGACCAACAGCGAAATATGCAGCGCCACCGCGATCGGGCACCACCACATCCTGACCGCCAAGCACTGCGTCGAGGATGTCACTGGGCAGCCCTTCCCGGCGCTGTTCGACACCCGCACCGGCATCGTCACCAGCATCGAGTTCGATGACCACGATGCCGCGATCCTGACCGTCGACCTGTACTTTGGCCAAATTGCCCATTTTGGCCCCAAGCCGAAACAGGGCGATGTCGTGTTCTCGCATGCCAACCCGAATGGCACGCCGGACATGCTGCTGATCGGACGGGTTGCGGGCTGGATCCATTCCTACATGGGCGTCCACGACGTGATGCTCATGGATCGCAACGATTGGTACGGCTCCTCCGGCGCCGGCGTGCTCGACACGCAAGGCCGCATCGTCGGGGTCGTCAACGCCATCTACCCCTGGCCCAACCGCGGCTGGCGGCTCATGGCCGTGTTTCCCATCACCTTCACCGCCGACCAGCTCAAGGCCGCGCGGCAGTAATCGCTGCTCCCTCCCCCGCAGGAGAACGACATGCACAAGCTGTTGCTGGGCGTCAAAGCCGCCTGGCGGCACATCGGCTGGCCGTTCGCGCTGATCGTGCTTCTGGTGCTTGCCACTGCGGTCTGGGCTGCGATCAAAGCCATCTTCGGAATGATCGTGGTCTGCGGCCTGGTGCTGGTCCTGCTGCTGCGCATGGCCTACGACACGCACGACATGCCGATGGGCAGTGAAGTCGAGGCCGCCTACGACGCCCTGCCGATGGAAGCCCATGCCGCGCGCGATGCGCAGGCGTACTTCCTGCGCCAGCGCAACAACGTGCTGGGCATGCATGACGGGGCGGACTTGTGACCGTCGAGCGATCCGGCTTCCCTCCCGTGCAAGACGTGATCGGCCAGTACCGCCTGCACTGCGACATGGTGGCCGATGGCGAACTGCCGCGGCCCCAGCGCGCGCTGCTGATCGAGCATTCGTCGGACGGCGGCTTCGTCGTCCAGACCTTCGGCATGGGGGACGACAGCCAGCGCGAGAAGATCGCCTGCTTCGGGGATTGCCTCAAGGCGCTCGGTTCGGCCATCCAGCAGTTGAACGCGGCAGCGGCGAATTAGGCATGGCCGATAAAATCAGCCAACTCGCCGCATCATGCATGTCGGCGGTCAACTTCCGCGCGAGCGTCAGTCCGCAGCGCACTGATCGCCTGAAACTCCTCGCCACCGCCTTCGTGCAGGTGGTGTTCGTGGCGATGAACACGGTTTTCATCGCCCACTACAAGCTCCTACCCAACCTGCTCACCGGCTTCCTCATCAGCTACGTCTGGTCGTGGAACGTCAAGCGCGTGGCGTTCGGCGACCACGGCGATCGCGTGTGCTACGCCACCGGCGCGGCCATTGGCAGCGTCACGGGCACGGTACTCGCCGGCCTGGTGCTCAAGGCGTTGTCGTGACCACGCGCAACCTCTACAAGCTGGCGCTGGCCATTGCCTGCCTCGACATCGTGGGCCTGGCCTACGCCAACAGCCTCAAGCCTGCCGCATGGACGATGGTGCTGGCTGGATTGTGCGCCTCCATGGCTGTGACGGCTGGCAAGTACCTGTGGCGCACCCGCCCCGCGAAGAAGGGGCTGCGGGCGTGACGCTGATCGGCATTGCCGGCGCCAAGCGCAGCGGCAAGAACACCCTGTCCGCCGGCCTGAGCCACGCGCTCGGCCTGCCGGAAGAATCCTTCGCCGGCCCGTTGCGCGAGTTCGTGGCTCGGATCACCGGCATGACGCCGCACGAGTTGGAGTTCAACAAGGAACTGCCGCTCGAGTGGCTGGACGGCATCACCCCGCGCGCCATGATGCAGACCGTCGGCACCGAATGGGGCCGGCAGATGGTCCACCCCGAGTTGTGGGTGCGCAGCCTGTTCGCCCGCATCCCGCCCCAGGGCGCGATCATCAGCGACGTGCGCTTCCCGAACGAAGCCGAAGCGATCCTCGCCCGTGGCGGGATCGTGTTTCGACTGCTGCGCCCGGGCACTGGCTCTGGCGACGGACACCTGAGCGAAGCCCCGCTTCCGAGCGAACTGGTCACGGTGGAGCTGGTCAACAATTCGACGCCGCAACGGTTGGTCGAGGCGGCGCTGCAATGTCTGCCGCAGGGCAGGGCGCTGAACACGCCAGCCACAGAGACGGGCGACTGACATGGCCGAGCAGACCGCCCCATGGACATCGGCCGCGCAGTTCGAGGCCGAATACCGCAAGGCGGCGCAGGATGGCCTGACGATGGACGCCTTCGCGGCATCCAATGGCCTGAGCCATCGCAGGCTCTACCACTGGAAGGCCCGGTTCGAGGAGGACTTGGGCCGAAAGCTGCCGTCGATGACCGCCATCCGTGGCGCCCATTTCGGCAGCGCAGTCAGCAAGGACGAGACCAACCGCGAAAAGCTGGCCGCACTGCATCGCGAGAACCTGGCGCTCAAGCAGGACAACAAGCGCCTGGCGGAAGTGTCGATCGACCTTGAGTGCATCCGCCGGATCATCGGCAAGATCGACGCCAAGATCATCACCGACGCGCCGCCGTTCGACATTCGGCATCGCCCCGGCAAGCTGGTCCATGGCACCCCGACCCTGATGCTGTCGGACCTGCACTTCGGCGAAGTCGTGTTCCCGGCCCAGGTCAACCACGTCAACGCCTACAACACGCAGACCGCCAAGGTGCGACTCACGCGCGTGGTGGAGGGCGCGGTCAAACTGCTCCGGCAGACCCTGGCGCCCGGCGCGTTCGGCGGCATGGTCTGCATCCTGGGCGGCGATATGGTCGAAGGCACCATTCACGACGAGTTGCGCGACACCAGCGACGAGACCGTCATGGAAGCGGTCATCACGCTCCACGATGAACTGGTCCCGCATATCAAGGCGCTGTGCGACGAGTTCGGGCGGCTGCACCTGCCTTGCGTGGTCGGCAACCATGGCCGGCTGGATCGCAAACCGCGGATGAAGAACGGCCCCAAGCTCAACTACGACTGGCTGCTGTACCACTTCATCGCCCGCACCATCGGCGCAGACCCCAAATACCGCAGCCGGGTCACGTTCCAGATCCCCGATGGCTACGAAGCCAGCTACCGGGTGCATGGCGTGCGCTACATGCTCACGCACGGCGACAGCTTCAAGGGCGGCGACGGTATCTCCGGCCCGCTGATGCCGTGGATGCGCGGATCACTCAAGGCCAGCAAGTCGTATTCGGCGATGGGGATGCCGTTCGACGTCATGGTCATGGGCCACTGGCACCAGTTGCGCTACCTGGGCTCGATCATCGTCAACGGATCGCTGGTCGGATACAACGAGTTCGCGCAGAAGCTGCACTTCGGGTTCGAGCCGCCGCAACAGGCGTTGTGGCTCACCCATCCCGTGCGCGGGCTCACGTTCCAGGAAGCGGTGTTCGCCGACGAGTCCAAGCCCCAAGGCGAACGCGACTGGGTCAGCATCCACAAGGCGGCATAACCGAGGACTGCCGCATGGCTGGCAGGAAGCGCGTCAACACCGCCCTCGTGTCGATGCTGCAAGACCTGCTGGACATGGCGAAGGACGGCGAAGTGGTCCGCCTGTTCGCCGTGATCGGCTACTTCGACGGCTTCTTCACCCACGACTACGCGACCGACGATGCCGATGACCTGATCTTGCAGGTCCGCACCGAGGTCATTCGCGCCCAAACCGAAAACGCAGTGGCCAGCGAGCCGACTGCGCACTGATCTACGCCGGTTCAACACCTCGCGCCCACGCCTTCGGCCTTGAAACGGCCGGGGTTCTTTACCGGCTCCCATTGGAGACATGCCATGAACAAGAAAGAAAAGACCGGCTGGATCGGCGCCGAGGAAATCACCGGCGGTGCCATCGAAATCCGCGACGGCTACGACGGCATCTGATCCACCCCGCAATTCCTCTCCCCCGGAGGCGTTATGAAAGATCACGCGGATTCCGTGCGCGCCAAGCTGCGCCGCCTATTCCCGAAGCGCGAGGTCGAAGTCGCAGTGCGTGACTACGGCCACATCCTTTCGGTCGCGTGGCGCAACGTCGATGAAAGCCGGTCGGCACTGTCGGCTGGCAACTTCGACCTCAGCCATACGTTCGCGCGCGCCATGCTGCGCCGAGCGTATCCGCGCGGATGGGCAACACCATGAAGCACACGCCCCTCTACCTCGCCACCCGCTACTACGTGGCGCAGATCTTCGTTGCCGGACGTGCCGAACAGGCAGCCGCAGCCCGCGAGGCCAGCGCCGCAGAGCAGTGTGTGGCCGAAGGCATGGCGATGTTCAAGCGCACCAATCCGATCGCGCGCCTGCTGGCATGGATGGGGCGGGCATGACCGCCTGGCACGGCGGCAAGGGCGACTGGATCCCCGGCACCAACGATGCCGCGTACCGCGAGAACTACCCGGCGGTCGATTGGGATGCGCGGGGACGCGAGGAGCGCCGCTGCAAAGGTACATTCACCTATCGCCTTAGCAACCCGCCGCAGCCGTTTGTGAAGGGCTGTACCTGCGGGTCATGCAATCAAGGGCGCGGGCAATGACCATCACCAAGACCATCACCACCTGGCTCGGCGCGTGGAAGTACGTCCTGATCCTCGCTGCGCTGCTCGCGTTGAGCCTGTGGGGCAACCTGCACCAGTACGTCGCCAGCAAGACCGCGCCGCTGCGTGAGGACTTGAAGCAGGCGACGCAGGCGCTCGACACCGTCAACCGCGTCGCCAAGCAAGCGCAGGCCGACCAGACCGACACCTTGAACCGGCTCAACAAGATCGCCGAGCGCGGCGAGCGCACCCACGTCGTCTACCGCACCGCTGCCACCGACCAACCCCTGCCGCCGCAGTGCGCGCCGGGGCAGGCGAGGGTGGACGCGATCAATGCTGGCCTGGGTCCGCAGAAGTAGTACCCCTCCAACCCCCGTGGAGAACATCATGACGCTACTGCTCATGCTGCTGGCGTGGCACGCGCTGGCCGATTACCCGTTGCAGGGCGACTTTCTCGCCAAGGCGAAGAACCGCTTTGCACCGATCCCCGGTGTGCCGTGGCAGCAGGCGCTCGGCGCTCACGCCCTGATCCATGCGGCCGGCGTCGCCGTGCTCACTGGGTCCGTATGGCTTGGGCTGGTCGAGTTCGTCGCGCACTCGATGATCGACGACGCGAAGTGCCGCGGCCGGATCAACTTCAACCAAGACCAGGCGCTTCATGCGCTCTGCAAACTGGTCTATGTCGGCGTGATTCTGTCATGCGCGCCCTGATCCTCGCAGCCGGCGCTGTCCTGCTGCTGTGCGGCTTCCCCGGCTGCAACGTGCGCCCCAACGCACCGATCCCGGCCCAGTGCGACGCGGTGTGCTTCGTGCCCTGCGTCGGCAAGGACGAGGACACCGGCGTTCGCGTCACCGGCAACCCCGACGACGCCGGCACATGGGACGAAATCGGCGGCGATGCGCTCGACACGCTGGCCCGAAAGCTGCGGACCTGCGACGTGGGCCGCGAGGCGTGCGTGAAGTGCCTCAACCGGCTCGACAAGGCCAAGGTCATCGACCTGGGACGTGACCCGTGACCCGTGAGCGGCGAAGGCGCGTGCTGCGTGTTCTGCCACCCGAAGTGGGTCATGGCCACAGCCGTCGATGCAGTCTGGGAATTGCCCGTCTGCGATCAGTGCGCCGCGGACCCGAACCGCAAGCCGACCCTGCCGCACAACCACTGGCCGCACCTGCGCGGGACGGCTGGGCACCAGCCGCGGGCGACGTCGTGAGCGAGAACGTGGTGAAGCTGCTGCCGAACTACGCCTTGTGCATGGACCTGGCCGCAATCGCCGAGCGCCTGCGCACCCTCGCCGATCGCATCGAGTCGGGCGAGTTCGGGCAGGTGGAGCGGGTGGTGTGCGTCATGGAAAACCCCGACCAGGTCCTGCGTCGCACCTATGGCCGCCCGACGACCAACATGGAACTGCTCGGGATTCTGGAATACGCCAAGAACAGCGTGCTGAACCCGACCGACGAGGACTGACATGAGCCGCACGCCAGCCAGCTACTCCATGGTCGTCGTGCGCGGCTCGACGTGGGAGGAGACGTTCACCTACACGGACGACGACGGCGTGGCGATCGACCTGACCGGCTATTCGGCCAGGATGCAGGTGCGGTCCATCGCTGGGCAGTACGGCACCACGACCACCACCACGCTGCTGCTCGAGCTGACCACCGGCAACGGCCTGCTGGTCTGGGATACCGCGGCGCTC